CACCTGTAGCAACAAATGTGTTTTGTAATGTTGGATCATAGAACATAGTAATAGCAGCAAGACCATAATTGTCAGCATTGCCTGTATTATTATCATTTGCACCAGCAGGTCTGTCTTGTGACATGATTAGAGTAATGTTATCGTCTCTAATACCTGAACCCTCTGGTATTGGTATATCAATTGCTTGCCAACCAGTTTGAGTATTGGATGGTAACACAATCTCACTAAACAAGGTAGTATTAGTTGATCCTGATTTTTGATAGAATAAGTTTAATGCTTCATCAGGTGCTTCTCCACCGTTAGAACCACTACCTCTGATGACTGTAAATCTAAGTGTATTGACTGTTGATAATGCAAGTTGTCCTATTACTAATTGTCTATCATTACCTGCAGCTGTTGCAGCTCCAGTGAAAGAAATATATTGTGTGATTTTATTTGTACCTGCGAATGGTATGCCTGAGGATCCAAATCCTGCAATACTACCTGTTCCAACTCCAAATGCTCTTTGTTTTAGAGTATCATCTGTAGATGAGATCCAAATATTACCATCTAAAGCAGCACCAGCAGGTGTGCCATCAGATGCACAATTATAATACTTACCAGTTGGCACTGTTGTTTCGCCAGGTAATGTTGTACCTGACTCTTGACCAGCATATCTGACATAGATTTGACCAGCTCCACCGTCAGATCCAGTTCCACCACCATTTCCAGCAGGACTAAGTTGGATAGCTACGGGAACGTTAATGTCATTTATTTCAATAGAAATTTGACCACCAGATCCACCAGCACCACCAACAGGATCATAGTTTAATGTTGTTACACTATATTGAATCTCTACATATCCCTTACTTGTGGGTAGAGCACCTTGATTACTCTTTGATACAGCACCTGACCAATAATCAGATCTATATGCTGATACACCACGGCGACCACCTGTACCACCACCATTACCATTGTGTCCGACACCTGCCTGTCCACCAACACCACCTTGTGCTCCACCAATGACACCGCAACCTGCGCCACCACCGCCACCTCCACCAGCAGTACATCCACCAGATGAACCGTTAGAACCATCAGCGAAGTCAAGAGCACTAGCAGATGCAATCAGTGACTGATCTTCAGATCTATTGTTACCGCCAGGATAACAACCATCAGTAGTTCCACCACCGTTGAAACCACCACCTGATCCACCGCCACCGCCTCCACCGCCAGCACCAGCGATGACGACACCATTGTAAAGCAAACCTGTGCAACCGCCACCACCACCAGCAGTAGCACCATTACCCCATGCACCCTGTCCACCAATACCACCAATAGTTGAACCAGCACCACTACCACCAGATGCAGAACCAGCCTCAGATCCAGTTCCTGTGTTACCATCTTTATTATTAAATCCTGCACTACCACCATTACCTAGTTCCCAAGATAATGTACCACCTTGAAGTTGTAGTGTACCTGTAAGCAATGCACCTCTACCACCGTATCCACCAACAGCACCAGTCTTACCTGATGTTGATGTTGGGTGACCTGGCCATGATCCGCTACATCCAGAGTTGGCGTTAGGGTTACCATTTCCTCCACCACCACCTGCTACCTTGACAGTAATAGCTCTAGATGTCTCACCTGTGACTGGAGCAGGAATATTCCAAGAACCATTATTGGTGTATGTCTGTGTTGGATTATCAGTTGTTGATTGGAAACTTGTCGCTGCACCATTACCACCTTTGTTACCTAATGGAGGTGAGGATCCAGCACCACCACCAAGTGTGACTGATGTAGCAGATCCAGCACCACCACCATCTTGTCCATCAAGACCATTAGTAACAGAGATATTGAATCTAGGATCACTTGCTAATGCAGCAGGAATTGATAACGTTCCACCAGTTCCACCTCCACCACCAGTATTTCCTGAGTTACCACCTTGTCCACCATTTGCTGTGATAGTATACAATGTACCATCAACGTCCAAAGTAACAGATGCGTTACCACCATTTGAACCATCATTATCACTATCGGCACCGCCACCACCACCTGCAGTCATGATGATTTCAATTCCAATGACTTCACCTAGTGTAGGATCAGGTGTTGAAATAACTGAACTACCTGATCCAGAAAGAGTTTCTTCTTTTAGTGTAATAGCATTGCCAGGAATCTCAAACTCTGCTTGCTTACCACCAACTAATGTATTACCATCAATAACATATGCTCTTGGAGGTTGAGTAATCTCTTGCTCTACAAAATATCCATTTGATAGTTTTACATTTCCACTTGAACTGACTGTTCCTGTGCTAACACTTGGAGTCTCACCTACTCTTGGTAATACATTGAAACTAGATGCTGACAATCCATTAGCTAGAACAGTAAAAGCACCACTATATTCTGAAGGAGTTACGCCACTAACACTAACATTATCGCCAGCACTAAAACCATGATTACCGTTAGTATTGACGATAATCTCACCAAGTGAACTATCATATGACATTGACAGTAATGGTATTGATGCAGACTCTGATACTGAATAGTTATATGATGCATCTTTATCACCAATGCCAGGCACGTTTCCATATGTTGCCATAGCAGCACTTGGTAATGCTGTTCCAATAACACCATGAGAGTGACCGAGTGCAGCACCTGCAGAACCCTGTGGCTCAAACTGACTGATATTTGCTCTACTATTAATATAATTTACAGCAAACTTATCTACCTCTGAAGGTCCTAGTTCCGCTGTTCTGGTCTCATCAACCTCTACTGATAGAATTTTGTGGTTGTGTGCAGGAGGAAATGCGAACACATGATCATCAATAGGACCTACTCTATACTTTACACTTCCAACAGCATATGCAGTAATATCAGCAATAATATCAGTATATCCTGTAGTTTTTACATCACCAACATTGAAGAATGAACCACTATTGATTAAAGTATCCTTAGCAATATACCATTGTCCACCAGTCTGTCCTACAAAGTTATTAATAGCATTCTCTGGTGTTGCTGTTCCAGCACCGTTTACATTACCAAATCCAAGAATCTTATTTTGTCTGTAGTCTGGTAGATTAAATGTTCCTACGTTATATGGATAATCTTTGGTAGAAAATGATTTTTGTACAACTAAATTTGGATGTGGAGCTCCTCCACCAGCAAATGTTAATGTGTAAGGACCTGTAGGAAATGTAGATACATCAACACTATCAGGAAATACTAATTCATATGCAAACTCTCCTGTCTGTGCAAATGCACTTACATCTTCAGTTGGTTGAATTAAACTATAAAATGTATTTGTATTAAACAGAACAGGACTATTTACAGGATCAGTAGTTGTAGGAAAACCTCCTAGATCTACAAATCTCATTGCAGAATTGAAAGGATAAGGTAGCTGTACATTTACCTTATCGTTAGTAGCATCCTTATAGAATTGAAAGAATACTTTGTTGTTAATAATATATGATCTTCTTAGACCGCCAGGATTTGCAGAGTCAATTTTTGTGACTGCAGTTGCACCACCGTATCTATTTTTAATGATAGAATATAATTCTGGATAGTCTCTAATTAATAATTCTCTTCCATCACAATACAAATGCTTGCGATAAGTATAATCTGGATCTTCACCACTAGTCTGTTGATCAGTACCAACAAAGACAGGAAGAATTGTACCGACTGGAGTGTGCATTCCACCCTTGTCGGAAAAATAATTAGCGTATTGATTCCTGTATGTTGCCATCTTAATACTTAATCAGAAACTCTTGAACTAAAAATGGTTGAATAAACTCGTCTGCTTTATTCTCTTCGTTAATATCTATCTTAATAGTAGATACAATCTCAGTTGCAGGAATGTTTACAGCATTTGTTTTTACTTGGTATGTGTGATCATCTTGTTCAAATGGAACAAAATGTCTATGATTACATTCATTACCAAATTCCTCTACATCATTGATAACATTGTTAAGTGCTCCAAAAGTAACATCATTTGCTTGAGAGTCAAAAGGAAGTTGTGTTGACTGTGTAGTTGTGGCTGGTGTGTAGTTAGCATCTATCTGTACTAATCCAGCTCTGCTATTACAAATGATAGCACCAATAATACATGGACTTTCAACTTTACATCCCATAGTACCAGTGTAGTTGATGTTACCACACTGTCCGCTATCAGCATTCCAAACAGCGAAACCACCCTGAGATCCACCAGTAGCACATCCAAATGTGCCTTGGCCAGGAATATTGCCAGGTATTAGACATTTATATTGAGCATCAAAAGTACAACCTGTCCAACATGCACCATAATATACTCTCCTGTTACCACCAAAAATACATCCAGCAGGACCATTGACCCTCTGTGTATTAGATGCTGTTTCACGGGATGCAGTTGCTTGACATAAACGTTGTGCAGTATTGTTTGCCCATGGCATAACACACAAGGTAGATTTATTGGTGTATGAGTTTCTACCAAACAAAGCAAATTCATTATTATTACTAGCAGCAGTTCTAGATCTCTTACCATCATGGAAGTGAGCATGTGGTTGGAATGCTGTGTGTAATACCTCAGCTGATTCTGTATAGTTACCTGTAGATCTAGTAAATCCTGGTTGACCAGTAATTTCTAAAGTTTGTGTTGGAATAAAAAAGTTTCCTTGATACTGAACTTCAAACGTTGTACCAATATTAGTATTAACTTCTAATCCTACACCAGATTTTGTTATCTCTTGTCCTGCGTCATTATTCAAATAAGTGTCAACATAATCTCCTAAGTTTGCAGAGTTTGATGCTCTAATACTCTTAGCACCTAGATCAGGAACTTGAAATTGATTATCAAGTAATGTTGTATCTGGTTTCTTATATCTACACTGAACACCAGTTCCAAGAACTTCTGCTAACTGTGGAAAAATCTCTGCTTGATATACAGAACCATCACATCTTAAATATCCTGCTGGTAATTTTGATAAGGTAGTAGGATCTTCTGGATCAGCAGATGTTAATTGATCAGACCAGTTAATAATAGAGCCAGTTAATGTCCCTAACTTTGCTTTTTCTCTGTTGTAAAATACTGCCATATTAATATGCTCTGATAATATACAGTACAGTTAAGGATGGTGTATTAGGATTAATCTGTACGCTCAATCCTCTGTCAACATTGATGGGTTCAACGTTTCCAGTCGTCATATTATTTATCAGGATAGTGCCAGGTAAATCCATCTGTCCTTTGGTCATTGTTAAATCAATTGTGAAATGATTATGTGATCCAAGAGAAGTAGATGAGAATGCGTCAGCACCATGATTCAAAGTAACTGGATATGGAGCATCCCTACCAGCAGCTGTAGCAGGTGCGCCATAATAATCTTCTTCTGCTGTAGTAATACTATCAAAAAGACCCTCACCTCTTCTAAATCCTGGTATATCTGTAGATGAATAATAATTTTTTTGTCCTAAGTAAATGCCTGGTGGAGGAAATGGTGCTGTAACTGCTGGTTCTTGTACGTTGACAACACAACTATTGTCATCTTGATACTCAACTGTATTACCATACTGTGCTACAGTTCTGTTGACAGTTGGAATAGCAGGGATAACATCAGAATCTTCAGAATAATTCCTAAAAGTATTCACTGTTGGAAGACTATTTACTGTTGCATCATATTTTGTATGTCTGATTGTGCCAGGATTAAATCTATCTGCCTGTCCTTCAGAAGGATTCATACCAATATCACCACCAGTAACAAATTCACTGTCCTGAATATCAAATTCACCTGCCTCAAACAATCCAAGATAACCACCACCTAGTTCAACAGAAGGATAGAAACCATCTGTAGGTCTAGAGTGAGTGTGAGATGCGATATGTTCTGTTCCTAATTTTCTAGGTATAGTTCTAATAGTATCAAAGTATGCTGGCTCTTCAAAATCAATACCCTTAATTTTTCCTGCTAACTCACTACTCACCTGAACACTAAAATTAATGTCAATGTATGACAACACGTTAGTCAATGGTTGTGATGCAGAATCAGCACCATTTTCTGAAATATATTGTCCGACTACAAATTGTGCTTGAGCTGGAACTAAACTACCTTCTAAGTCAATAAGAGATACCTCACTGAGTCTAGGTAGATTGAAAACATCATCCTCACCATAGTTAGGATATGAGTTTGATATACCAACGAACGGTTGACCTGGCTCATTAACAGGACCGTAGAGATTACCCACTACCTGTGCTAGTAACGGGTAATCTTTTGCCCTTAGTTGTTGTCCTCTTAGAACAACCCAACCCTTAGGAATTGCATCAGGTAATAAATCTGATGTACTGGAACTTCCAGTCCAAGGCATGATTGTCCCAATAGGACTTGCCTTCTGAGCTTTAATCCTGTTGTAATTTGCCATCTTTATTAGACCTCCATTAGCCACCAACCTTGTACGCTGGTTGGGATACCGATTTGATCATTACTATCAGTAGAACCAAGATAGATTAGTGCAAACGCTGCATTTGCTGTTTGTACAACCAGTTCACCAGATGGATATGGAGTTAATCTATCTCCAAATAGTGTACCAGTTGAGTCTCCCTGAATTGGAGTTCCACTAGTTTCAGGTGTTCTAACAACGAGTGTAGTATCATACTTAAGGTTGCCACCAACATCAACCAATCTAATAACATCACCAGTCTGTGCTGCAGCTGGTACTTCAACAATCAGTGTTTGTGTTGCTTGTACGTTCACCATGTACACGATATTAGGTACAAGTATTAAATCTGCTTCAGGTGATGCAGCAGAAATGTATCTTGTGTGCTTCGCACCACTGCTTGTGTAGAAGTTAGAAACACCAAATGCATCAATTGAACGATCTTGTTTGATATCAAAGCTTTGACCGCCATTGATTCCAAGATTTTGTACAGATAATACTTTGTCTTCAGTAGGTGTTGGAGACGCTTCGCCTGTTATAGTTAGGGAAGTTTTAATTGTTCCATTTCCAAGGTTATCAATAGAGAACGATGGAGTATCAGCTAATGTTGTGATAACATTTTCTGGAGAAGATGATGGATATAAGAAGAAGTCACCTCTTGCAATTACACCAGCATCCCAGTTAAGTAGACCTTGGTGATCAGCATGTCCATCATCATTAACAAACTGGAATAGTTTTGTTTGTCTAACACTATCGTAGATAACGAAATTACCACCACCAAGTGTTAGGTTATCAGTAATTTCTACACTACCTTGTCTGTAAGACTTAGCACCATCACCAAGTTGCTCATCCATGATGCTGGAATGAACCTTACCATATAGTCTGCCATTTACAAGAGTTAGAATCTCTTCACCATTAGATGTGTTACTAAATCTCAACCATTGCTTATAATCAAGTTTCTGCTGTGAGATATATCCTTTCTCTATGATAACAGAGAGATAATCAACAGGAGAACCACTAACTTGTCTCTGTCTGATTTCAGCATCATTAACACGAGACCAATCTTTGTGCTTGATGATTCTTCTTACATCATCACCAATTTGATGATTCATCACGACTGTTCCTTCCTGAGCACGTTTGGCGATCAGAGTAGGAATAGCTCCAGTGATAACACCATCAATTACAAGGAATTCAAGTTGTCCAGCACCAGTGAAGGAAGAAGTAGGACCAACAGCAATTAGATCACCAACAACAAACTCACCAGAACCTTCACCAAGACTCTGTACAGGAATCTGTAGTAGTGATGGATTGCTACCAGTTGCAGTCGCTGCAGCAATACTTGTAGCAGGACCATTTGACTGAATAGTTTGTGGATCAACGTAGTAACCATAAGCAACTATATCGGTTGCATTTAATGGAGATACTAGATTAGCATTTGATGTGTAACCTGAGTTAGTAGACCATGCTAGTTCAAGATCAAATCTACCAACATATGTTCCAATCTCAGTAGATCCAGAGCATGTGTTAATATCAAATGTAGTGTTACCTACACCATCAGTTAGTGTGAGACGTTCGTCTCTTTCAATCTGAATGGTTACAGTGTTTGCACTAGATCCACCAACGAACTCTTGATTGATATAGATGACACCACCAAATACAAAGTCAACGTAAGTATCTTGTAGAGTCTTAACTGGGCAAGAATCTGTTAGGATCTTAACTGAATCGCCTGGCTTGATGTCTGCGAATGTATCACCAGCGGAAGTAATATTTACATTACTGATAACTCTAGATTGAGATGCAATGTCTCCTGTGAGAGTAACAGCATTTGCAGTTCCACATCCACCTTTCAGTGTAAGAGTATTATTGATAACAGTATTACCAAGGATAGTTGTGTCACCAGTTACGGAGTTAACAACAAATACATCACCTGCAGCACCTTGAGTACAGTCACTAGAGATAGTAAACTTCTGTTGCTCAGCTGCTAAAGCAGTAACAACCTTGATATATTCAGGGACTGCTGGTGAGTCAGCTCTATCAATAATCACATAATCATTATTTGTTAGATTACCACCAAACTCAGAGAGATATACTGCATCGTTAGGACCAGTATTGTCTAGACTTTGTTCTGTCCATGTAGCATCAAACTGTACGTTAACCTTGTAGATAGGTGTTGTATCAGCATGATTGTCTTTGACTAAACCAAATGCACCAAATGGTTGACGCTTAACCTTGATATAATAAGGAGCAGCATTGATTCTTGATAGCTCTGTAATCTGTAGAATCTCTGGATGAGATGTTGCACCAGAGTAGTTTCCAACAGGAGCAGTGTCAACAATAATATAATCAAGTGTAGCAAAGTATGGATCACCATTTGCTTTGACTGGTTCAAACTTAAGTGGTAAGTAATATTCATCACCAGTTAGAGCTGGTAATTGAGTTGGTTCAATAGTACCACCAATGTTTACTACCTGTTGACTAGCACTACCACCCCAATCACCAGAACCAGCAGTATCAACTTGGTTGTATCCTTCATCACTTGGATTCTTAACAAGAACATTTAAAATATCAATATTCTTATTGAATAGAGTATCACTTAGAACACCATCATCATGGTTGACGGGATCAGTACCCATCTGTCCTCTAGCACCATCAAAGGAGAATGATGCAACACCACCACACATCTTGATATTTCCATCAAATTGTGCAGAAGCAATAACTCTTAACTGGTTGTTGATGGTTGTCTCACCACCCTGACCAGCGATGTTAATCTCAGATGCATTAGTTGCAAAGTTGAGAGTAGAAGGACCACCAGTGTTAGAGAAGAAGTCAACTTGTGACGCTTGTGATTTGAGAGTTGCAGTCTCACCAATTCCTTTACGGAATCCAAGCCACATATCACCATCAACTCTGAAGTTTCTAGTCTTGACCTTAGTATAAGATAGATCTTCGTTGGTGTTATTATATGCACCACCAATTTCTACCTTAGAAATATTTGTAGCAGGAGTATCAGGTGTAACACCTAAGTAAATGTTACTGTGAAGTGATCCTCTACCAATATTAATGAACTGATCTTCAGTTGTAGTATTACCAATATTGATTGTCTCTACATTCTGAACAAGGTTTAGAGTTCCAGTGAATGTTGCATCATTGAGTAGGTTGAATGTTCCTGTTGTCTGTGATGTTCTGATCTCAGCAACAACACCATCATCACCATTAACCTCAATGTCATGCTCAAACTTAGCATCATCAGTAAATCTAGATGTACCATCAACAA